TATTGATAATTGTCACCTACACTGTCTATGCTCATGCCAAACCATATGCTTCTAAATTGTGTGAACAAGTTCAACAACTCTTCTGACAGATTTACACTGAGTGCAGTGCTCAACTTGATGCCTACTCGGTGTGCTAGACCTTGATCAATCACCCATTTACACAGTTTGGCTACACCAGGTTGGACTAGCGTTTCACCGCCAATCAACCATAAGTGAAAGAATTCGCAAGTTTCAATTTTTCTAACAATATTGGTAGTGATAAAATTCCAGTATTGGTCAATTTCTGTTATGTCTTGAGTTAGATAAGTTTTTTCTGTTCGACCTGTAATTTTGGCATAGGTTGTACTGTCGTAAGGGGTGCAACTTCTACAACTCAAATTGCATAAGTTACTGAATTTGATACGAAATTCTTGATTTCGATTAGGATCAAATGGCCATTCGCCAGGGCCCAAACTCAATATGCCACGTATACGTTCACTTTGCCCGCCATTTTTTTCTTCGTTTACACAACGATAACAAGCCAATGGCAAATGTCCCGATTCCATACTGTGCTTGACTTCAACAAAAGGATCTTCGGCAGGGCCCAACACAGTTTTATCCATGTCAACATTACAACAACAAATAATGTCCATTTTTTCAGGATCATTTTCGTTGCGTCTTATATCGGTTGTTGCGTAGGGGAAAGGACAGAAACTAGGATTATTTTTGGCCCACGCTAGTTTCTCATTGATGGTCAGCATGTTTTTTTCTATAATCTTCCACTGCAGCCTTTATGGCGTCTTCGGCGAGGATACTGCAATGGATTTTAACAGGCGGCAAAGCCAACTCATTTGCAATGTCCGAGTTTTTGATTGTTGCAGCTGCATCCAATGTCTTGCCCTTGACCCACTCTGTAACAAGTGAGCTACTCGCAATAGCTGATCCGCATCCATAGGTTTTAAATCTTGCATCTGTGATAATCCCGTCTTCAACTTTGATTTGTAGTTTCATTACGTCACCGCAGGCTGGTGCTCCTACCATGCCGGTGCCCACGTCAGGGTCATCCTTAGAGAAGGAACCCACATTGCGTGGGTTCTCATAGTGGTCAACAACTTTGTCTGAATATGCCATTTATTTGACTGCTTCAGTGTGTTTGTGTTTCAAACTCTTTTTAAGAATCTTAAACCAGAATTTTTTGGCTTTTTCGAGGTTGTGCTCGAACTCGGCTCGATTGAGCTTGATGATTAATTTTTTTAGTTTCATAATTAATTTGGTACCGCAACAACTTGCTTAACGCCAGTTTGTGGATTTACCATCTCTTGCCAATGATAACCTGGGGGTGGTGCCTGTACTACAGTTTGTGGTTGTTGCACTACGATACTGGGTTGTTGTTCAACAATTACTGTCTCGGGACGTGCAAGTTCATATCCTACTACACCGCCAATTAGTGCAGGAGCAACCCAACATCCGCCGCACCCATAGCCACCGTGGTAGTAGCCACCGTGCCATCCAAATGCACGATATGGACCGTGTGCTGATGCAACTTGAAAAACAGATACTAACGATAATGCTAATAATAATTTTTTCATAATATACTCCTTATGTTGTAAGTATACAGTATTTATACTAATAAGTCAAGGGTTTTGTGGTATTTGGGCACCTTTGTAGCGATGATATTTTATCATATCAGCGTAAAACTCGGTAGGGGTAATTGTGTCAGAATTTTTTGAATTGAAAATGGTCAAAGCCTGATCCACCAAGTAATGAGAATTTTTTAATCTTCGTTGTTTGTCATCACAACCAAATTCCAACAGCTTGTTCCGGGATATCGGGGCCTGCCCGTTTGTGCATCTTATGGTTACGGCCAATCTTTCAGTGTCATGGTCTTGAGTTTTATGTATAGTATCTCCACGCATTAACAATACATCACCTTCATTGAGCACAGGCGAAACTGCTATTGATTCAAAATTGATTGGTATGGTATGTTGTAGACCAGTGTTGTCATCAACCAAAACTGTACTATCCCCGTCGGGAAAATATTTACAGGCTCCGTAATTGCGAATCATAGCAGCATAGTCCGGTGAAAATTCATGCAATTTGTTGTGGGGTACCACTGTTAATCCAGATTTATCAGCCTGCGGTTTTGTAACAGGAATCCAAAAATTCAAATAGTGGTAAAACTGTTGTAAAAAATAAAATGCATCATGGTCTTGATGGAAACAATCAACTGCTGATTGGTTGTTATGATAATACCTTCCTAGAGGTATTATCAAATCCACTGCAAGTTGTGTTTGCTGTTTTATTTGTTCCAGTACCTGAGACAGTTTTTGATCAAATAAATCAAAGTTTGTGTTTGATACAAACCTCACATTATAGGCAATGGGTACCTCGGGTTGGTTGGTTTCGTAATCTTGTCTAAGAGTTTTTAGTTCTGTGTCGGCTAAAAATTGAGGCAAGACAACATAACCTTGACTCTCTAAGAGAGTATAATCAACATTCAACATAAAAAATTATTTGTTTACGGCTCGTTTGGCCATGCCACTTACGATTTTGTTAGGATCACCAGCTGGGGCACCACGAGCACCCAGAGGGTCTGAATCATCTACTGTATTTTCTGGAGGTGTCAGGTACACATACTTTTCACCAGTATGAGTATCATCATCAATGCTTTTGATCATGCCTTTTACAGTTTGGTTATCTTTTTGAGCCTTGTCCAAAGCAGCATAATTGAACTGTTCGTTACCAGGAATGGCACGAACCCGATCAATCACAGTGTCAACTTTGACACGTGGTGTCACTGCTGAACTTTCGGCTGCTTCATTACGCAACCACTCCAATGTAGATATCAAGGCTGCATCGCCACGTGAGTCAGCTTCATCTTCGATGGCAGAAGCCGTAACATCTGCATCAAATTCGCTTTCACGGATAATTTCGTTAATGCGCATATTAACGACGTGTGCGTCCTAAATCTGCACTTCCACCAACTGCGGCATCTGTTGCAGCAAATTGATCTGCCTCGGCACCTAGGTCAGTGCCACCATCAGCATCTAGATCACTTTCAGGAGCACCCAAATCAGCACCGCCTTCAACGCCTTGATCCATGCCGCCCACATTCATATCGCTGGCACCAACTTGTTCACCGGCCAATGTACGGCTGGCGTTGTCTGCAGACTCACGACCAGAAGTCATGCAATCATACAAACTCTTTAGTACAGGACCGATGGCAGTTTTAAATGCTTCAGCTTGTTCCATGCCAATTTGGTCACGGATGGTATCCACCAATGCAGGTACTTGTTCGTTTTGCATCTTGGAAACTTTTTCCAGCATGTCTTGAATTGAGTCAACAATGTCTTTGGCAGCCAGTACTGCTTCGCTCTTGCCCATTTCGCTTTCAAACAGGCCTTGTTCACTGTTCAACCATTTGTCCAGGCCTTCTTTGACCAACATCAATTCCATATACTTAGGATTTTTTTCAGCAGTATGGCTGCCAAAACTGCGCTTGATGGCAGTGATGTTTTCGCTCAATGCTCGGCTCAAACGTTGTGCTTTTGCATAAGACAAATTATCATAATCAATGCTGAAGCCAAAACGACTTTCAGTGATTTTGTTAATTTTTTGTGGCGTTACCGCAGTATGCATTTCAGAGAGTCTCATATTGTTCTTTCCTAATCAATGGCTTATGCCATACGTATGTTTATATTTAGTCTTTTCTTAATTCTTTACAATATTCAAAATGATATCGTTTCATAGTATTTGCACCACCTTCTTTATTACAATGTGGACAAATTACTTTTATCTTAGCCTTACTCCCATACTTTGTTGTACTTGGCATGCGTATGTATTTTCGATATTTTGTCACGAGCGATCTCTAACTGTTTTTGCGCAATTTCTAGCCTTGACTGCCTGATATCTACAATTTCGTAGTCTTTTTTTGTTCTTGCTCTTCGTTGACTGTTTTGCATGGCCAACACATCTGCATAATTTTTATTTATTTCTTTGTCCAGGGCAATGATTTCATCTGCTCGACCTATGTTATTTTTCATGAGATATACTGCATACAGTATAGCACTGATTTTGTTGTCAAAGGTGTGTATGAACTCTCTATTGGGATCTTGTACTTCGCAGGTTCTGTTGTTGTTTACGATCAAGGTATAAAGCCCTACTCGGTATCCATTTTTTAGGGGCACACACAAAGGAGCAGATTGAGCAATTCTTGCCAGTTCTTTGGTGGTCCAATATGTGATATAACCGGCCGCATGGTCAACAAATTCGCTGACTGCCGGGGGCATTGAATCTTTATTTGATTTTTTTCGTGTACGTGATCTGGCCATTTTGATTGCGACGCAACAAGATATCTTGTGCTGTTAGTTGATTTGCTATTAGTTGTTCTCGTTCGTTGAGACTGTTTTTTGATACTGTGGACTCGTGGTCAAAACGACCCAACAAGTCTGCTTGCTCGTTGTTGATAGGCACGTGTACTCTATTGAGTAGTTCTACAATTTTCATTTAAAATGTGTTGCTAATAAGGTTATGATACCGGCAATCATAACACCCAATATACTGGTTCCAATGGTGATTATTGTTTTATAAGGGCCATTGGCTTTTTCACTCAGTGATTCTTTGATGTCAACCAGGTGACCTTCTAACTTGTCCATCCGGTCTTCCAGATTGTTTAGTTTAGTTTCCAAACTGTTGTATCTTTCAGCACATAATTCTACATGTGCTTCAAGGCTTTTCTTTTCAATGTCAGTACCGGCCATTTTCGTTAATCTTTCTAAGATAATGGATGCTTAGTCAGGAAATATGTGTCAATGAGCCGTGATATGAGTTTTAAGTAAGCCTTAGTGGTGCCCGAGCATCAACTATTATTTAGTCATTTTTGCTTTGAACCACGTAAATGTTCTTGATTGACCCGTAGGGATAGAATATAGGCAGCATAAAACGTGCAGTTTCTTCTAGGCCTGAGATAATGGGTACTTGTTCTAAGTCTTGTAGTAGCCCGCCCATTGGTTGATTGGGCAGGTCATAAATTCCATGTTTTTCAACTGCCCATGACCAGGACCAAACTGTTTGTGGGCGCATGTTGTAGAATTCTCCAAATCTAGTACGGGCCATTTCTATATCTTCGTAGATTGTGGGTTCTTGTATATGTAGCGGTTGAGTACGGAGTCCAATACATTGCAACACAGTTTCCCAGTTGCGTTGTTGATTACGGCGTATGTCATCTGGGTCAGTACTACGAATCACACCTGTGGCAGTGATGTCTACCAATGTATAACCTTTGAAAAATTGTAGTCCTGTATCCATGATACTGTATTTATCGGCCATAAAAAAACGCACCGTAAAGTGCGTTCTTTTATTAAACTAACCTACTGATTAGGAAGTAGCTAGTTTGAAGTTTACAGAACCAACAACAGTAGCTGTGTTAGCCCAAATGTTACCAGTGTTGTTGCCGATGTTGGCAGTCAACGCTTGGATACGTGTTTGCAATGCTGAAGC